TATTTTTGACACTGAAACAAAAGACTTGACAAAGGTGGCAAATCCGTATAGAATGTTCCATAAGATTGATTACGATGACGAAGACTTGACTGTCGATCAGATTCAAGACCTTGATACTAGTGCTTTAGAAAATGCATATGTCAAAGTCATTGTAAAAAATCGGACTAACCACTATCTGTACGATCTGTTCATGAACAAGTTGTCAGAGAGTGGCGCAGTTGACATCAAGTCAATTGACGATGCAATGAACTTAGAAAGTGTCGGCGCAGAAGAAATTATGGATGAGACCAAAGATACCAAAGAAATCTTGCATCAGTATATCGATGGACTGGATACGAAAGTCGACAAACAAAAGGTGAAGACGTTGGTGAATGAATTATATATTGAGGCTATGAATCTTGGATGAGAATACAGTTTAAGCAAGTTCGCTATAAGAACATACTTTCAACTGGCAACCTATTCACAAAAATTGATCTAGATAGAAAACCTACAACTCTAATCAGTGGTTCAAACGGTAGTGGTAAATCTACCTTACTGGACGCACTGACATTTGGGTTATATGGTAAACCTTTTCGTAAGATCAATAAAGGACAGTTGCTTAACAGTATCAACAAAAAAGATTTGTTGGTAGAAATTGATTTCAGTGTGGGCGGTAGTTCATATACCATTCGTCGTGGAATCAAACCAAACCTATTTGAAATAATCAAGGACGGTCAACTCGTTGATCAATCTGCGGCTGTAAAAGACTATCAGTCATATCTAGAAGAATTTATTCTGGGTATTAACTACAAGTCTTTCAATCAGATCGTAGTCCTTGGTAGTGCAACCTATGTTCCTTTTATGGAACTCCCTGCAAGCACAAGACGTGACATCATTGAAGATCTACTTGATATTCAAGTGTTCAGTACTATGAATCTTCTTGCGAAGGATCGTATTTCTGACAATCGTCAATCTCTTACAGACAATGACTATAATACAGAAATGGTCAAACAACGTATTGAGAGTGCACAGGAACACAACGACAGTATTCGCAAAATACGTGAGACTGAGGTAGAGAAGATCCGTGAACGTATGCAGGTTCATCTCGACAAGATAGAAGGTTGCAAAACAGAGATTGATGGCATTCAAGAGTCCATCGAAAATCTCTACACAACCATCTCTGACAAGAAGAATGTTACAAACAAGTATGCTACTGCATCTGATATTCGTAAGGATATGAATACAAACTTGCGCAACTTCTTGAAAGATCTAAAATTTTATCATGACAATGATAGTTGTCCTACATGCAAACAGGGAATTGAACATGACTTTAAAGACTCAGTTATCAAAGAAAAAGAAGACAAGAAAATCCAAATTGAAGCGGGTATGGTTGAAATCGATGGAAAGATCTCAGGATACGAAACCAGAATTGCAGAAATCAGCGAAGTAGAAGAAGACATCCAGAACCAGACTTTGGGTATCTCAGAACTTCGTGGTGAGATTAAGATTGCAAAGAATGCATTGTTGTCATACAAGAATGAACTGGATGCTGCGGAACAACTTGTCGAAGAAGTTGACACTTCTAAGTTAGAATCTTTTCAAAACGAATTATCTGTCTACACAGAAGAACGCAAAGAGTTACTTGATCATCAGTCTGTTCTAGGTGTCCTTTCGACTATATTAAAGGACGGTGGTATTAAAGCGAGAATTATTTCTCAATACATTCCTGTGATGAACAAACTAATCAATAAATACCTTGGAGCGTTTGATCTATTCGTGGACTTCCAACTCGACGAAAACTTTAATGAAGTTATCAAATCAAGGTTTCGTGATGCATTCTCTTACGCCTCATTCTCTGAGGGTGAGAAACTCCGCATCACATTGTCTATCATGTTGGCATGGCGTTCTGTTGCAAAACTGCGTAACAGTGTCAGTACCAACTTATTGTTGTTAGATGAAACACTTGACGGTGCGTTGGATGGTTCGGGTATTGAGAACTTAATCGAAACATTACATAATCTAAACACAGACGACAACATCTTTGTGATCTCACACCGTGGTGATCAGTTTGCAGAGAAGTTCACATCACACATCAAATTTGACAAGGTAAAGAACTTCAGTGAGATTGCATGACACGAAAAGAAGCCTATCGGATGTTTTGGATAGTCAAGGGCCATTTAGGTGCTGACGAAAAAACGGTGTTCGATTGTTATGATGGTTACTTCAGACGAATGTGGGGTAACCACGAAACAGTTTACCACCTAGATGGTTTCGAAGAAGCGTGGGAAAATAAACTGAAGAAAGAGGTTGACAACCAACCATAAAAGTTGTATAATGTATCCTAAGTGAAAAATTATAGGACTATACTATGCAATTCAGTGATCTAGAATTTCAAAACACAAACATCCCAAAAGGCATTCAGTCAGTAGTAAACTTCGGTGAGTACGAACTTTCCATTGTTCGCAACTCCGTTTCCTATGGCACAATGAGTGGACTCTATGAGATTGCAGTGTTTAAACACGGCGAACAGACCCCATTGGATGGGGTGACTGAAGATTATGATAGTGTAAAAGGGTTCTTGACAGAGAACGAAGTTTCTGATATACTTCTTAAGATGACAGAAATTACACAGAACATGGGAGAACAAGTATAGTGGCAGAGTTCTACACATCGGTTGAACGATACGGTAACAAGATCCTTCACCGAGGCTACAAGAACGGTAAACGGTTCTCTCGCAAAGTTGACTTCAAACCCTCTCTATTCTTACAGACTCAGAAGTCTGGTGGAGAGTTCCGTTCTCTGCATGGTAACAACCCACTTCATCGTAAACAGTTTGACTCTATGTCAGAGGCAAAACAATTCATCGAAGACTACAGGGATGTTTCTAACTTTGGTATCTGTGGTACTCAGAGTTACGTTGCACAGTTCATCCAAGAGAATTACCCCAACGACATCAAGTATGACATGGATCAGATCAACATCTGTTCGTTTGATATTGAGGTTGACATCTCTGATGGTTACGCTAACATTGAGACTGCAGACAAAGAGATTACCTCTATCGCATACAAGTCTTCCAAGTCCAACACCTATCATCTACTAGGACGTAAGGACTTCGACAAATACGCTACTACAACTGAGATCGATCCAGATGACATTGCGTTCATGAAGTTCGATACAGAACATGCACTCTTACTCCGTTTCATCAAGATCTGGGCGAATGACTTCCCCGACATCGTTACTGGTTGGAACGTAGAGTTCTTTGACGTGCAATATCTCGTCACTCGTATCATCCGTTTGTTTGGTGAAGAGAAGGCGAAAGAACTTTCCCCTTGGAGATCCCTCAAACAACACACCGCTAACATGTTCGGTAAGACTCAATACACCTACATGATATCTGGTATCAGTGTCGTTGACTATCTTGATACGTTCAAGAAGTTTGCGTACAAGTACGGTACACAAGAGACATACAAGTTGGATCACATTGCACACGTTGTGTTGGGTGAGAAGAAACTTGACTACTCTGAGTACGGTAACCTTACCACTCTTTATGAACAGAACCCCCAACTCTACTTGGACTATAACCTCAAAGACACTTGGTTGATTCAACGTCTTGAAGACGAGGTAGCGTTGATGTCATTGGTTATGACTCTTGCGTACACTGGTGGTGTGAACTGTCGTGATGCATTTGGTACGGTGGGATATTGGGAGACCACTATCTATCGTCGTCTGATCAAAGACAATATTGTTCCCCCACTCAAACACGGGCCTGGCCAACGTGGTGATGAACTGGTTGGTGGTTACGTGAAAGATCCTAAAGTCGGGATGCATCCTTGGGTGGTGTCCTTTGACTTGAACTCTCTGTACCCACACCTCATGTTGCAATACAACATGTCACCAGAGACATACATTCCTCAACGTCTCGAATCTATCTCTCAGGAGATGGTTCTGGAAGACAACTATCAGAACAATGATAAGACTGTGTCAGTCGCTGCAAACGGTGTATGTTTCTCAAATGAGAGACGTGGTATCATTCCAGATATCATTGACGAGTACTACAACAAACGTTCTCTGATTAAGAAAGAGATGTTGAAGGTGGAACAGGCTCTGGAAGACGAGACAGATCCACGTAAGAAAGCAAAACTAAAATCCAAGGCAACCCAACTTCACAATGCACAGATGTCTATCAAGATTTCTATGAACTCATTGTATGGTGCGACTGCGAACATCTACTTCCTGTATTACATTATGGAATTCGCAGAGGCAATTACCACTTCTGGCCAATTGTCCATTCGTTATGCACAGAAGTCTGTGAATGGGTACTTGAACAAACTATTGAAGACAGAAGGTGAAGACTATATCGTGTATATCGATACTGACTCCATCTATGTAAACTTTGGCCCACTGATCGAAGAAGTATTCGGGACTGTTGACATTACAAGAGAACAAGGCGAGAAGTTCCTTGATCAGGTGTGTGGTACAAAGATTGAAGGCGTCCTTGAGAAAGGATATGAGGAACTCGCTAAGAAGATGGGTGCATACCGTCAAGCGATGTTCATGAAACGTGAGAAGATCACAGACAAGTCAGTGTTTATTGCGAAGAAACGTTACATTATGAATACACTGAACTCTGAGGGTGTCCACTACGAAACTCCCAAGATCAGTGTTACTGGTCTGGAATCCGTACGGTCATCTACTCCTCAGATCTGTCGTGATAAACTCAAGGACGCTTTCAAAGTTATTATGGAAGGTACTGAAGAAGACACACAAGAATTTATTGCAAAGTTCAAAGACGAGTTCACGTCTCTACCCCCAGAAGATATCGCCAAGAACTCTGGTACTGACAACATTGAGAAGTACATGGAGAAGGGTGGATACAAGAAGGGTTGTCCTATGCATGTTCGTGGGTGTATTCTCTTCAATCAGTTTCTGAAGACTAAGAAGTTGGACAAGAAGTTTGAAGGGATTCAGTCTGGTGACAAGATCAAGTTCCTATATCTCAAACAACCAAACCCTGTGAAAGAGAACATGATCTCATTCCCAGGCGTCCTACCAAAAGAGTTCGGACTGGATGATTACATCGATTACCAGAAACAGTTCGAGAAGGTCTTTCTTGGCCCTATCGAACCAATCTTAGAGGCGCTCGGGTGGGCACCAGAAAAAGTAAACACATTAGAGGATTTCTTTGTATGACCGATAAGATAGAACGCCGACTGAAACATCTTGAAGATGCACACAAACATCAACATGCCATCGTAGAAGCGTTGATTGCTGAGAAAGCACCAGATCAACACATCAGTAAGGCAAAGAAAGAAAAACTTAGAATTAAAGATATGATAACAACTTTGAAGGAGAATGTCAATGTATGATTTTGACTTACTAAAGGAACAACTTGCAACTGAAGTTGTTGATATTGAATTTGTGAAAGCAGATGGTACTGTACGCCAGATGAAAGCGACACTGGATCCGTCCGTTCTTCCAACACCAGTGGCAACTGATGAAGAGATCAATCGTAATCGCAAAAAGAGTGAGGAAGTCGTTGTCGTTTGGGATGTTGAGTCCAATGGTTGGCGCAGTTTCCGTAAGGATCGACTTCGTTCGGTTAACTCACAATATATCATGACAACGAAAGGTGTATATAATGTCACTGTTTGATGATATCAATAAGTTTGGTAATGCGTGTGACCAAGAACCGTCACCAGAAAACTATGCACTGTATCTTGATCTAATCGAAGAAGAATTCGGTGAACTTAAAGACGCAGTGATGGTAAACGATAGGGTTGAACAACTAGATGCATTGATTGACATTCTTGTTGTCACTATCGGTGCAATTCGTGCAGCTGGTATGGATGGACAAGGTGCGTGGGATGAAGTTATGAAAACAAATTTTGCGAAGATTGATCCAGATACTGGTAAGGTTCGCAAACGTGAAGATGGAAAAGTTCTAAAACCAGAAGGGTGGGAACCACCAAGGCTTGACAAATTCTTAGGAGAGTGATATAATGGGTAATGATAAAATTTCAGAGCGTGATGAACTGATGGTTATTCTTATGGAAGAATGTTCAGAGGTTGCAATCGAAGCTGCAAAGATGATCCGATTTGGATATGACAACAATCAGAAGTTGGAGTCAGAAGTCGGTGATCTTATGTGTATGTTGAACTTACTACACGAATGGGATTTGATTAGTTGGAATAATGTGGATGCATGTGCAGACGCAAAACGTGAGAAACTTAAAAAATGGAGCAACTTGACTCTTGACTAACAATCTAAACAATGATCAGGCATTGCACTGTGCAAACATCTTCAATAATTACTTCGGTCAGTTCGATAGAATTGATGAATACATGCGTGATCAGAAGATGGCACAGATTCGTTCACTACCTCAAACTTTGCCTGGCTTTGGTTTTGATACAGACATGTTTGATGACTTCTCCATTTCCCCACAGGACATGGATCTAGAGGTCATCGAACTTGACAATATGACTTGGGATACCTGTTTGAATATGATTAGTAGTCATAGTAATATGGTTTCAATCCCAGGCAAGGCCCTTAAACTGGCAGTGCGTGAGAAAAACACTGGACAGTTTGTGGGGTTCATGCGATTTGGTTCGCCAGTGATCAACTGTGCGCCTCGCAATCAACTCCTTGGTAACGTACCAGAACTGTCTACGTTTAACAGAACTGCGATTATGGGATTTGTTATTGTCCCATGTCAACCATTTGGTTACAACTACCTTGGTGGTAAACTACTGGCATCATTGTGTTGTTCACACGAAGTCAGAGAAAAACTCAACAAGAAATACGGTATGAACCTCGTAATGTTCGAGACCACATCCTTGTATGGAAATACAAAAGGTGCGTCGATGTACGATGGTATGAAACCATTACTGCGTTACAAAGGTAACACAATGTCAGACTTCATTCCTATGATGCATGGTAAACCATTCTTGGATTTAGTTGCATATGTGGAAAACATTGTTGGTAGAGGTGTGCTTGTAAAAGAGGGTGCTTCAAGTCGTAAGTTGAAATATACAAATGCGATTATTGGTTTGATAAAGAAATCACTGAAAGGTGATGAACTCAACAGGTTCAAGAAAACTATTGAAGATGCCAAGGCATTGACAGAACAGAAACGTTACTATGTCTCAAACTACGGTGTAGAAAACTTTGTTGACATTGTAAACGGTAAGACTGATCAAATTGTTAAGGCTCCAAACTGGGATAAATACTATCAGAAAAATGTGATCGAATGGTGGCGTAAACTCGCAACCAAAAGATACAATAAACTAAACGAAGAGGATCGTCTAAGAAACGATCTGGAAATTTGGACTGAAGATAGTAATATCGATATTATCAGATAATGGAGTTGAGATGGTCAATACAGTTTGTGTACTAACGAACTTTCGTGCAGGTAGTACTGCTTTCACCCTTTTAAAATCAAAAGAATATGATCTTCCTTACATGGGAGAATTATTCAGTCACGAACGTCCTTGGGCGTATGGTGGACATTTAGCATTTTGGCAAGAACTAGAGATGGGACGTGATGATCCAGACAATCCCCTCATCCCTACTTTTGTACAGGGACGCCCATTTCGTGAGGACTATATCAAGGCCTTGAAGAATGGGGAACAGACATGTTTTAAGTTGATGCCTGATCATGTCATCGAACCTTGGAGACGTAAACCTTGGCCGCATGGAGAGGTTGATTTAGAAATTGTTAAGTCTGTAGATAAGGTAATCTTACTCTATCGTCGTGACTGGAAGGCGCAGGTCTTGTCTTGGGTTGCACTAAGAACTAACGGTGAGTTTGGTAGGAATGGTCTAAGACATAGTCGTAAGAGTGGTAATCCTCGACTGGTTGATTTTCATTGGAACATGCATGTCGCAGAAGATTACTATGATGAAGCGGTAGTGAGAACGTTGGATGTGGAACCAGAAAGTCAATATGTTGAAAACCTTGCAGGTCAGTTGAAACTGAACTATCTAAGGATGGCAGAATTACACAAACAACTTGATAATGTTGAGGTGGTGTGCATGGAAGACTTCTTTGCAACACAACCCTATAAGAAATATAACCATGTGTTCGACTGGAAGAAGGGCGAACCTGTAGTAGAAGATTTTGATGTGGAAGGTTTATTTACATGAATGTAGTGAAAGTACAACTTGATGATGTGGCATTTAAAGCAGAACATGCACAAGAACAGTATGGAATTCATGACGCCCAACCAGCGGTGTTTATGATAGAAAAGTTGAAGGCTTGGAAACAAG